TATAAAGTGGGATACTAAGGGTGGTGCAGCAAAAATAGATATGGGAGTTTTAAGATTGCCAAGAAAATATTTAGGAAAAAGAGTGAGATTGAAAATGGAAGTGATAGAATGAAAACAAAACCAAGATTTAGAGTATTTGACATTGAAAGTAAAAAGATATTTGGTGATAAATGATGGCGTTCATAGTGGGAAGAGGAAGCAAAACCGAAGACGGGTTCAAGAAAAAGAAGAAAAAGAAAGATGGGAATACAAGAGATATCGGAAATACTGAAGAGTAAATATCCAGACTGGATGACAGCAGAGAAAATAACTGAACAGCTATCAAACAGTTTACGGAACACCAATAAATGTTTGTCTCGAATGAAACATCGACACGAGGTAGACTTATTAGTCGCACACAGTAGGCTTCCACATGGGAAAATAAAAACCTACTATCGACACAAAACGGAGGAGAAAACAGATGAGTGAAGAAGAACAAAAGAAAGCAAAAGAAGAAGAGAAAGCAAGGGCAGATAAGGTAGCGGCAGTACAAAGGCCAGCAGTACAGAAACCAACAATCCCTGACATGTCACATGGTGATAAGAACATGAAAACATCAGTGACCACACAAAAAGCCAAGATAAAAGAGTTCTTGAAAAACTTGAAAGACCTTGGAGAGTTGCAAGTGTTGTTACCTGTCAAAAGGAGAGCAGAGTTAAGGTATAAAGAAATCCAGGCAGATTCACAAGCATCGCACCATAAGGTAGAAGGACAGTTTTATACCGTCCCACCAAAGTTACACATCGCTGAACTCAAGAAAAACGTTCTATCATTGAACGAAGCGGTAGTAAGTTTTTCGGTGTATGATACTGATGAAAAAGGAGATAAAATACCATTTTATCAGTATGCGGATTCTGAAGATCAAGATGGCAAACCAAGAAGAAAGTTAGCGAGTTCTCAGTATAGAATCAAATATCTGGTGAAAGAAACAATCAGATTGAAACAAGAGACTGAACAGGAAATCACGGAGATTGATTTACCTGCGGAGGAGAAAAGATGAGTACAGAAAAGGTAGCAGTAGTACATAAACCAACAATGCGCAGAGCATACGACTGGGATGGGGAAAAGATAAAACTAGAGTCAAAAATAGAGGATATCAAAATCTCTCCCAAAGATATGTTAAACAACATAGACAGAGTTCGAGCTGACATGGATAAAATGAAAGGGCAAGAGGTCCAGATTCAACAGCAAACAAAGAATATCAAAGAAAATCAAAGGGCAGCAGAAGAATATTTGAAAGAGATCCTACCGTTTGAAGAGAAATGCGTTGAGTTACAGATTGAGAAACTGAAACTGTATATTTCTCAAATCAAGGACGAAGCTGAAACGAAAGCAAGAACTGACTCAGACAAAGAAATAACGGAAGCCGGAGAGTCAATGTCAGATGCACAAAAAAAGGTATTACCTTATATGATGTATCAGAAGATCATCGGAACCAATACAAAGGTAGCTGAAAACATCTGTAACAGAATCATAAGACAACATCTGTTTGCGGACCCAGTGTTTGAAAATCCATTCAAATAATTTTATTTTTTATTTTTCTTTTACTTCGACTAGGGTTTTTATATTAATTCTTTCATCAGATACTCATGGGATTATTTAGTGACCTTGAGATTGATGATATTGGAATCAAATCATTTGCGGAAGAAAAACAAGAAGTATTCAAAGAATTATACGATTCTGATGATGTATCTAAACAAGGATTACCAACTGATTATGAGCTAGATATACTTAGAACTAATCTCGGCATTGATCCAGGTAAACAAGCAGTATATCCAAACTGGACCTTTAACGTTACCTTTGGCCAGGCTAGAAACATAAACGCCGGAGAATTACGGACACTTGCGAAATCTAACTGGTGTCAGATGCCGCTTAACACTTTCAAAAAGCGAGTGTTTACAACTGACTGGGACATTGTACCTGAAGATGAAGATGACGAAACTGATTATTCTAAAGACATCGAAATTGCAAAAGAGAAACTTAAAAACTTAAATTCTCATGGTGACTCTATAAACAAACTGTGTATGGAAGCGGTGAACGATATCGGTGTGATAGATTCCGGTATTTGGAACATGGTGTACTCTACCGACTCTTACAACGAGGGTGTCATGGACCTATACGACAATCGTGGAAACGTAATAGGAAGTCATCCCAGTCTTATCTTGAAACCATTTGGACAAAGAGAATTAGTGATGCTCAACAGCGTAGATGGCGCTACCATCTTAAAACAGGTAGACGTATTCAAGAATCTACTTGGATATTGGCAATACTCGTTTAAATCTCCGTTTAGTAATCCACTCAGGTTCGAGCGTGACGAGATTATATATATGATGCTAAACCCACAGCCTGACTCGGTTTATGGGTTTGCACCAGTTGAATCTATACAAATGATTCTTGAGATGTTGATTGAAGCAGTAAGGTACGATAAAGATATGTATAAAAACAATGCAATACCTGACATGTTAATTTCTCTTGGCAAGATGCAGAAGGATCAGTTGAACAAAATAAAACGTGGTTGGTATAATAAATTTCAAAACAGACCGCACAAAGTCGGTTTTATTAACTGGCCCATTGATTCGGTTCATAAATTAGTGACTTCGCCTAGAGAGATGGAATGGTTGGGAGGAATACAGTTTTTTTATAAGATACCTTTCGGTGTGTTCAACGTGTCACCAACAGAGTGCGGGTTTTTCGAGAACGCCAACAAATCAAACGATGAAGGGCAAGAAGATGCAACTGTCAGAAACGCACTTGAACCGTATTATAGATTACTGGCAGACACTGTGACCAACAGAATCCTTCCAGAAATATGGCAAAAGAAACTACCGCTTAAATTCAAATGGTTGATTGTTGATAACAAAGCTAAAAAAGCTGAGTTTGATATTGACATGGAAGAGTTAAAAATCGGTGCGCTTACCATAAACGACTACCGAAGAAAGACTGGCCGAGAAGAGTATGAGTGGGGCGATGAACCACTAAAAAGACCGTTTAATCCTGAAAACAGTTTCATGAACTTTACAGATCAAAACAATGGTGGGAATGATCCAAATACCCCGAATAATCAGGAGCCAAAAGAAATCACTTCTTCCGGACGAAAATCTCTCTCTCAGAAATCGTCTAATATCCCACCCCTTGATATTGTTTCTCAGGCTTCTGATTATTCTTCTTTTTTGTTAAACATGTTTGACGGGTTCGAGAAGAAAGTTATATCTGCGATAGATGATATATATATTCAAAAAGATTATACTACCAAAACCTTCGGCGATTTCTTGAAAGGATTGTTTGCAGCAGTCAATACTAAACTATTCATCAAACAAGTCAAGAAATATATTAGAGCTGACATGATGGCAGGTCTAGTGAACGCTGAGACTGAGCTGGATATAGATATTCCATTCAATGAATCTTTTGAAACAAAATTAGCACAACTTCACAGCCAACAGATAAACGGATACTCGATAAACGGTAAAAAATGGTACGGAATCAAAGGAGTCACCAAAGAAATCCAACATAAAATAATATCCACTGTCCAGGACGGTGTAGATAAAAAGAAATCACTCGATGACATGAAAGAAGATGTCGGCAAAGTGTTTGACGGGTTCTCTGAATGGCGAAGTGAGATGATTGCCAGAACCGAAACAAACAGAATTTTGGGCGAATCCACACTACTGGGATATAAAGAATCTGGAATAGCTGGAAAGAAAGCAGTCAATGTATCTTTCGATAACCGGACTTCAGATATCTGTAAACGAATGGATACAAAATATGGGAAAAAGGGAATACCATTAGACGATGATTTCATGGATGATGATACTCAAAAGGCGTTTCAAACCCCGCCATTTCATGTAAATTGCAGAACTAGGATATATTTCTTAGCCGACTAGGGTTTTTATATTAATTCAATCTAAAGAACTACAATGGATGAAAAGACAGTAAAATTATGGATGCCAGTAACCAAAAATCCGCTGACTGGTAAATATGCAGCAATTCTGACTGACACTTCTCTTGATCGTGACGATGAAGCCATGAGCAAAGAGTTAATTTTAGGTTGGGGAAAGTCTAAAGGTCTTCCGGCACTTGCCAACCACGAAAATAAAATGGAAAAGTGGGTTGGTGGATGGGAAAATATTAAAGGCATTGAGAAAGGTGAACATTCTGCTGTCCAAGCTGAGCCGTGGTTTTTCTCAAAAGAAGGAAATCCTCTTGCAGCTCAAATACAAAAGCAAGTCGAAGAAGCTTTAGAAAAAGGATTAAACCCAGGCATTTCTATTTCTGCTATTGTCAGAGAACACGAAACCAGAAAAATAAACGGAAAGGACGTAAGAGTATATACTAAAGGCGAAATATTGGAAGCCACTTGGGTTCCCATACAATCAAACCGAAATTCAAACTACGGTCATGTAGCCAAACAATTCGGATTAAAAAAATCAGAGGTAAGTAACATGGAACAAAAAGATGTAGATACAGCTGTTAAAAAAGCAGTTGATGAAAAAAAGGTTGAGTTTGATAAAGAACTGAAAACCAAAAGCAATGAAATTGATAGTCTGAAAAAAGAGTTCAAAGCTGAAAAAGACAAAGTCAAAGCGCTTGAAACTGAAAAGACTGACCTTGAAACAAAAAACAAAGACTTGGTAACGGTTAAAGAAGCAGCCGATGTCAAAGTCAAAGCTCTTGAAAAAGACGTGGAAGATGCTAAAAAAACAGCACTACACAAACAACACTTCCAGAACATGAATGGAGAGGTTGCAACCCCTGAAGATGAAGCAACAGCCATCAAGGACGGAAAACTTCCAGTTGTGAAGATGGAGAGGTAATAAAATGACAATGGCAACATTTTGCGGATTTGAAAAAGATTTCAGTATCGAGAAATGCAAATCAAGATTCAATGCTGGTGAAATCAGCAAAGATAACTTTGGTGGAAATTCAAAAGAGTATTATAATCCATTCACCAGAGTAAACAAAGCTCCTGAACTTGCTAAAAAGTTCATTGAGATGCACAAAGACGGTATCGGGACCACAACCGGCGGTGCAGGAACAGCAGGATATGCAATGATTCCGACTTATGTCGATTCTCACATTTGGGACAGGACAGCAGTGTTACTTCCAATGCGAGCGATGACACCAAGGAGAGCAATCAGAGGACTGACTTATGATTATATTCCATTGACAGCCAAAACAGGGGCAGAATGGAGAGCTGAAAACGGTCCAAGAACAATCGCTACAGATTCATATGAAAGAGTTTCAATCCCAGTCAAATATTTATACATTGATGGGATTATATCTGGACCTGCAATCGCAGCGATGCGTGGATTTATTGATCCTGCACAGATTGATCTTGGTGTAAAAAACGTATCAATGGACGAAGCTGAAGAAGATGCATTAATTAACGGCGATGCATCTACTAACCCTGAAGAACCAACTGGTTTGATTGTCGGTATTACAACCAACACCACAAACCGAAGCGGTGGATATCCATCACTTCCTTTGTTAAGAGCTGAACAGGTTATTTCGTTCAACGCAAAAGGAAACGCAAACCTTGCGGTTACAGATGCAAGCACCCACGAATATATCAAAGGACTTCTACAAGATTTCCAGCGAAACATGAACCCATCTGAAGGTATCCTTGGTTTTGGTATTCCTGGTGCGTTTGAATACAACGGAGTCATGTATATAAAGGATTTCTATATGCCGCAAACAGCAGCAGCTAGAAGAATTTTGTTCCTTGATATGAGATTCATTTTCTTTGCGGTTCTACAAGATAGGACTTATGAAGAAAAATACAGCGACGTAGACGGTTGGACTTATCAGATGAAAGAGTATCTGACGATTGCCAACGTGTTCGAGAGTTCGATGTCACAAATGTATGGTATCGCCTAGAGGTATGATATAAAATGGTAGACGTAGTAGAAACAAAGAGAAGCCTGGGATATCTTGGAGAACTCAAGGTAATCCATATCCAGACAAGTGCAACATGCGCAAGCGGTCATGTAATAGACCTGAACTCAGATGTAGCAAATGCACGAGGTCAAGCCGCAAAAACTATCTTGAATACTGTATTGCAAGATGATGCGGGCGCTGACAAAGATGGTACTTGGGATCCCGCAACAGGCATCTATACGATGGGAACGATAGTTACCGGAATCCATAACATATTGATTTTTGCGAGGTAATGTAAATGACAGACGTAGTAGAAACTAAAAGAAGCTTTGGCTATCTTGGCGAACTTAAAGTAATACATATTCAGACAAGTGCCGCATGTGATACAGGTCACTTAATAGACCTGAACTCAGATGTAGCAAATGCACGAGGTCAAGTGATAAAAACAGTTTTGAATGTTGTAATTCAAGACGATGCAGGACAGGATGAAGAAGTCACTTGGGATCCGGCGACTGGTATAATTACTATGGGAACTCTGACAGGAGCAGGTATTCATAACATACTTATTTTTGGGAGGTAAAAGAATGAGTGACAATAGAGGATTAATCAGCGAAGTGGGAGTATCTGCACCACCGTTTTCTGTTGGTCCATATAGGATGAGCGAAGGAGTTTCGTTCAATAAACCGCATGTTGGTTTTAAAAGATTTGATCTTGTTGAGAACTTTGCGAAAAAGCCAGGAATAAACGCAGACATTGTAATTGATCCTGATGCTGACGATGCATCTGCATTAGCAGCGTTCGTTATAGCTAACCGAGACTTTGAAATTCTTGGAACCGGCGCAACCACTGACGATGTAACATTCGGAACCACAGTAGGCGGATTACTTCTTACATCTGACAGTTCAGGCGCACAACAAGTCATAATCGCTCCGCATCTTGACACTGATCAAACAGCGTGGGCAAGTGTCTTATGGGGAACCGAGAATCAAGTTATTTGGGAAGCTGTAATCAGAACAGGCGCAAGTATCGCAGATGTTATATTTTGGGGCGGGTTGAAACTCACCAATGACCAAGACATCGCAACCGACGATGACCAATGCTTTTTCAGATTCGATGCAGGCAGTGCAAATTGGGAATGTGTTTATTCAGTTGGCGGTGTCGCTGATAATGAAATAGACAGCGGCGTAGTTGTCGCAATCAACACAAACTACTATTTCCGGATAGAAATTGACTCAGACAGAAAAGCACACTTTTTCATTGATAATTTAGAAGTCGGTGTAAGTACTGCGCTCACTAACGATGTGGACCTGATTCCGTATGTTGGTGTTGAAGGCAACGCCAAAACAATGTATCTGATCAAAGAAGCAATATCCAGAATAATCTTCGAGTAGGTGGAAGGATGAAATATCAAAATAAATCAAAGACTACAAAATTCGTCAAGGTAAATAGAGAATTTGTTTCTGTTGCACCTGATAAGATATTTGAGACTGAGATAGTTGATCTTCATCTTCGAGACTCTGACTTTGTGCTTTTTGAAGAAAAAGAAAAACCAAAGAAAGAACCTAAAGTTGATAAGTTTGACCTGAACAACGACGGCAAAGTCGATAAAAAGGATACTAAACTTGCCGCTCAGGTATTGGCTTCAAGCAAAAAAAGAAAACCTAAAAAGAGAAAGACAAAAGCATGAAATATTCAAAACGTACATTGGCATCTGTGGCAAGCGGCGACGAAGCTTCTAAAACTAGCTATTATTACTGGGAAGAAGTCCATGACTTTAATTTTGTTGGAATCCAGGTAGAAATGACTTTGATTGCAGATACTTTGACGGTGACTATGGAAGGAACGATGCAAGACGACGATACTGCTTTGGTTTCACGAAAATGGCAAGATATAACAGATGAGTTTTTCGCTGTAGCTAGTATCACCGCAGACGGTATGTTTATCTTTGATACTCCGTGTCCGTTTGCAGCGATTCGAGTAAAAACAGTATCCTCAGGCGGCAATGATGATGTCGCTTATGACATATTCGCAGTAGGGAAAGACAGCTAAGAGGTAAAAATGACAGTATACAGAAGCTCAGCAAGACTAACCATATCTGATCTAGTGATAGAGGACGACGGTACTAATTATCTATTCAAACTAAGCGGTACGACGTTGTTTGCTATCAGCAAAACTCAAAAGAATCTCTTGGTAATAGGAGAAGTATATGATGATCAGAGCCTATAAAATGAAAAAACTAAAAATAATCTCAATCATCGCTTTTATGGCGATGTTTATCTTATGTTTGGCTATCTTAGCTAACGCTACATCAGAAAAAACTTGTTATCCGCAATCCGATAGTAGGGTTGGTTCAAAATTATGTAGTGAAGGGTGGATATCATTGGATGGTTTCATAGATGAAGAAATAGTATCTCCTGAAATAAAAGATGATTCTGATAATGATAAAATCTGTTGTCCAATAAACTCCCCCTGCTATAAAATGGTGGGGACTGGTTGTTGATGGTAAGAATAACAAACGCAGTTCTTGGAAATAAGATTGATAATTTAGCTGACAACATAAACGAAATAAAGCCGGCTGTAAGAGAAAATACAGAGTTCAGGTTGATGTCAGCAGGAAGATATAAATTTTTTAAATGGGCAGTCGGTAGTGGTTGGATATTGGTTGTTATCCTGGCATTAGTGAGCCAGTTTGGAAGTGCTTATACTCCTCCTTCTGACATTGATATGTTATGGGAATATAGCATGTATAACACATCTAACTTGACAGCAGACAATATTACAGCAAACAATATCACAGTAAACAACCTGATTGCTACCACGCTATACGGTGATGGTTCTGCTATCACAGGTACGTCTACAGAAAACGCAACCAATGCAATAAACGCAACGTATTCGTCTACTGCCAATTATTCAAGTTATGCGAACTTTTGGGATGCTTTAGACACTCCCTTAAATTTCTCTACTGTTGGAACATTTGGAATAACCGAATATCTCGGAAGTTTGTTAAACTCAACAATAGGGTGGTTTGTGGATATTGTGGCTACAACTATCAACGCAACATACTTTTTTCAAAATGGAAACGCTGTGCTTGATACAAGCGACGAAGCTAATCTTAATACTAATCACTCTGTGTTCGCTGACAATGCGAGTCTGTGGGATGCCCTGGATAGCCCCTCTGATATCAATGCAGGGGATATTACTGATGATGGCACTTATATTCTTGCATCTAGTGAAGGGAATCTTAATGTGAACCATTCTGTATTTGCTGACAATGCAACCGTATGGCTAGCTTATACTGCATCAACAGACATAACTACTCTTGGAACTCTTAGCAGTTTAACGATGGGTGGTAATATTGATACTAGCGGAAACAGTATCACTAATTATTTCAGTGCGGCATGCGGCGCAGGAGATTTCTTAAACGACATCGCAGATGATGGTACTTTATCATGTGCAACTCCAGCAGGAGGTAGTGGCGGCGGTATTTCCGGTGTAGGTGTGACTATCAACGCAACTAATCATACCAATCTTAATCTTAGCTTTACAGATATCAGATACTATAATCAAACTGATGCAAATGCTTTATTTATCACATTTGATTCAAACGCATCAACAGCTTGCTCCGGATCAACCACATACTTAGATGGGGAAGGAAACTGTGATGATATCAGCTCGGTTTATGTGTCAGAGGACACAAATGCATCTTCTGCATGTTCAGGTTCAACCACTTATCTTGATGGTGAAGGAAACTGTGACGATATAAGTTCGGTTTATATCTCAGAGGACACAAATGCATCTTCTGTGTGTAGTGGTGCTACGACGTATTTAAACGGCGATGCAGGGTGTATTGATATAGAGGCAGTTTATGTCAAAGCAGATACAAACGCATCTTCTATATGTGCAAGCGGCACTGTGCTTAACGGTGATGCTACTTGTGACACTGTTGATGCTACCGGAGATTGTGGTAGTGGTAATGTATGCGGTGGCGGTCATACTCATACAGAATATATCGGGACAGTGCTTGAAGATACTACTCCTCAACTTGGTGGAAACCTTGACGGCAACGGATTCAATGTATCAGTAGACCAGGGAGATTTCTTTTGTTTAGATGATTCATGTTCAAAATATATCACAAGCAACAGTACAACAGTTATAATCTTTTTCGGATAAAAAATGACAACTAAAATAAAACCAGGAATTCAGGTGCGTTATTTTGGTAGATTATAAAGTCATTGCAGGAATTTTTGGAGCATTTGCAATTATTCTTATAGTTGGTGCATCACAGTTGTTACAATCTGATTATCTTCAGATACTAAAAGAAAATCCTAACCAAGATATGTTTTTGATAGATTTTGATTCATCGGATCATCTTGAATTCATGGGTAGAGCACCTTCTAACATTGATGCCAGATATGTATTATGGAAATTCTTTAAAGGTGCAAATATCAGGTTTTATTATGAAAAAACAGATGTAGTTGCTGATGCTTATTTCAAGATATTTGATGGGTCTACTCAGATAGTGTTCAGAGAAGATCAACAGATTAATTATACTCCTGTTTATGATGTCTCTTATTTAGATTCTGTCATTCTTTGTGACGATTTATCTGAAGAAGAATTGTTTGAATATACTCTTCCAAATGGTACTCTGACCTGTATGTATAAAATAAACGCACCAATAAAAAGGGCAGATGTTATTCAGGTAGATTATTTCTTAGACAGCAGACATACCAATTATATTGGACAGTTGAATATTATCACAAACACTTATCCCAGTAAAGGCAAAATCACAATAGAATGGTATCCTAAAATAAAAGATAAAAAGTATTGTCTTAGGATGGAAACACAGAGAGATGAAATGGATAAAGCTGAAGTGTTCAAATTATCTAGCGGAGATTTGTTGAAAACTTCTACAGTTGATTCTAAAAATGTGATGATTGATTGGAGCGATGCAGCAGATCAAGTTTCATGGGCTAGACAATATGATAACGGAAAGGTAACAATTGGCTTTAATTGTGTAGAAGGTGACCAAGATATCGACCCATACATTACTACCTTTATGGCGGGAAATGGTGGATTCTATTTGCCATTTGATGATAACGATGCAGATACAGCGGGCGTGTTTCCAGGAATAGATTTAGGTAGTGGTCAAATCAATTGTACTGAAGGGGGTACTGGGGGGAGTGCTATTTGGCTTAATACCACCATCAACGGAACATATATCAATGGTTCGTATAGTAGATTGAAAATCCCTAAAGATGTGTATTGTGATATCTCAAATCTTGTCCCTATTACTGTTACGGATGATTGGCATATTAGATTATGGTACGAATTATATGAAACTCCGGATAACGTTCAATATGCAATTAATTTCCGTGCATCGGGAAATGACCAAATATTTTTAGCGCAGTTTGCTAATGGTTCGCTACAATGGTTTACACGAGAATCCTACACATATTATAAAGCGCCTGGTACTTTTGGGGGGAATTTAGTTGGTACTGGTAAACATTTGTTAGTTATTTCTTATAATAAATCAGCTAACCGGGTTTATGAATATTTCGATAATGTCCCGATGAAAGATTATGCAGGCCCTGCGGGGGGGTATTCTATTAATCCCGTTGCGATATTGAGTTTAGGCGATCATGCAGAGGTTGGGATATCTGGTATATATGATGATGTTGTGTTTCAATTAACTCATGTAACTGCTGCACAAGTTCAGGAATTGTGGGAAGTTCAAAACAGAAGCAGTCCAATAGAAGGAAGTTTTGATATTGACCAAATCAATATCTCTGCTGGAACTAATTGGTGGTATGATTATAACTGGACAGATGACATCGATCAGGATTCTTTAGTTTATGCTTCCAACGACACCAGGGTAGATGTAAACAATACTGGCTACACAAACATAACTAACTTTCAAAATACAATGGACATAACTATAAACGTGACAGATGGTTTCGATAATTGGGCAAGTGATACGTTTACTTTGTATTTAGAGGGGGCAGCAGCAGACACAGTTACAGTAGTGGCTAGACTTGACCCATATCCAACTGGTTACGTTACTGATAACTTATTGGAACATTGTAACGGTACTTCATCAGTAGGAAACAATGTGACTTATTTTTGGAACACTACTTTTAACGGTGCTTTGTATTCAACTGGTAGTTTTAGTGAAGCTTGGAATTTTGACAGTTTAACTTATGTGGCTAATATTTCAATAAAAGTAGATGAAGGTATTTCTCAGGCATTAGGTTCTAGTGCCGATGGAAA